GCTATCCATAAATAAACCAGAAACATTACCAACTTCGTCGCATAGATCGAATCTGGCGTATTTGTTCCCATTGCGACTTGTTCTCTTCATGATGTCTAGAAGAGTCCCAACAAATCTCACATGCCTGTCTCGTTCTAAATTAGATATGTCTTGAGAGGACATTAAGTGTGAGTTATCAGAGCTAGAAAATATATCTCTCAAGGTAGATGAGTAGCTATACCCTAGAAGCTTGGTCTCGAAAAACCAACTAGCGAACTTAAGGTGCTTGATGTTTTTCTCATATATCTCCTTGTAGGGGTTATACTTCTTTTTAAATGTATTAAATCTTTTCTCGTTAAACAAAGGTTTACGATCATCGCCATAAACCTCTTCTTTAAAGCATGTTAATACAGTGTTAAGGACATCGTAATTGTATTTGGGACCAAGTTCAATAATGTTTCGCTTCTCTCTCTCTGTTAGAATGTTGAATGTTTGAGCTTCTAAAACCAACCTGCATCTGTTGGAGGTTACAAATGAATCAAGCATCCCAGCCTGTATGAAGGCAGATAGCGTCCCAATATTTAAGCCACACTCTTTAGCAGATATAAAAACCTCATATTTGTTATCAAATGACGCATCTCTAAACTCAACTAAAGACTCAATCACCTTGTCTGACACACCCTTGATGGAGTTTAGCCCGTATCTGATGTTTTTGTCCTCAATCTTAAAGTCTAAGTTTGAAAGATTTAGATCTGGAGGTAAAAGTTTTATGTCAAAAACTGGCAGCTCTTGTGATATTTTTGCTATTTCTTCATGTGCATTTGGCTCAAACCTAGCAAATTTTAAAAGACTTAAAAAGAACTCCTTGGGATAATTAAATTTAAGATATACGGTTATAGCAGCTAAATATGCATAACTTATCGAATGTGACTTGTTAAAAGAATAGTTAGCAGAGTCTTCAGCCACACTCCACAAAACATCTCCAATAGTAGACTCTAAATTATTCTCTTGTATCTTCTCCTCGATCTTAGCCTTCCAAGCTGGCATTTGATCTACCTTCTTTTTCCCAACTATGCGGCGAAGCTGTTCTGCTTCATCTAGACTAAAGCCCACCTTTACAGCCATTTGCATCAACTGCTCTTGGTAAAGCGGGATACCTCCGGTCTGCCCTAAAATGTCATCAAAGAACGGGTGAACAGATTGGGAATCGCCAGTGCGAGCATATTCTGCATATCTGTCTTTGAAATCCAAGGCTCCGGGGCGAGCAATGGCTACCACGGCAGAGAGCTGGTCTATGTTTCTAGGAGCTATTTGCTTACAAACCTTAAAGTTCGTCTCTGCCTCAATCTGGAAAAGACCCTGTGGCGATTCTAAGCAAGCCAGAGCCGCATATATCGAAGGATGGTTGGGGTCTATATCGTCTACGCTAATGTCAAGCTGTTTACATACATCGTGAACAACAGATAGGGTTCTCAGACCTAGTATGTCAAACTTAACGCTTAGGCTAGCAACATCATCCATGTCGTAACCGGACACCAACGCTCCATCGTTTGTTTTTTGGAGAGGCATGATGTCATCTTGACTGTAATAACTTATACTAATGCCAGAAGGATGAACGCCTGTGTTTTTGATAAGACCTTCAATCTTTTTGGCTATTTTAAAAGCATCTGCATGTTTTCTAGCGTAGCTTTTAAATGATTCGCTTTCCTCATAAGCGTCTTTCAGTTTAGCCACCTTACCAAAATGCTTGGGTATTGTGTCGCTTATTAAGTTTACGTCTGTTTCTGACAACTCCTCTACAATTTTCCCGCACTCCTTCATGCATAACTTGCTACTCAGCGTGTTGAGCGTAAGAATTTTACAAGTCTTGCCTTTATATTTTTTATCAATATAATTAATGACCTCAGAACGACGATCATAGGAAATATCATTATCCACATCAGCAAGTAGAGAACCGTCAAGAAAAGTGTCACCATTATGGTGAATTTTCCTAGCTCTGCTTCTTGACACGAACCTCTCAAAAAATAATTCATACTTTATAGGGTCTATATTTGTTACACCCAAAAGATACAGGACAAGAGATCCTGCGGCAGATCCCCTGCCAGCACCAGTTGGGATGCCGTTTTCTTTGCAAAAATTGAGAACGTCCCAATTAAGAAGAATGTAATCAATGAATCCTAGTTCCTCAAAGATACTAAGCTCCATTTTTGCTCTATCATAATACTCTTTTTTGTTGTCTTGTTTTGTTATGCCTTTCTCTCGTAAACCTTTACGAGATAACTCAAAGAGAATGTCTTTACTGCTGCTGGTAGGGCCGAGACCTAGACTTTCAAGTATTTTAGGCTCTACTGCGATCTCTGGCAGTTTAACCCCGACTGGATATGGGGTATCATACTTAGTAAAGGAGTCAAAGATACGGTGATGGTCTACTGTCATAGTTCAATTTCATAAAGTTGCTTACGAAAAATCTTGTAGTTCATCGTAATGTCATACAAGGCATCGTGCAGCCTTTTAGGGTCATGAGGTATGTCATACCTCTTCAAAAGGGTCGCTTGAGAAGTCCTCAGTCCTCTTTCTACATAGTTGACCATCTTGTATTGCCATGCAAGGAAATTATCCTGATCAACTGGGATATTTTTAGCTATCGCCGTGGCAATGCTTCTGGTGTCGATTATCCTGTCAACAAAGCTGTAATCAGAAGTTAGCTTCAAAAGTTTTCTCCAGACGTTGACGATGTAAACGTCAAAATTCAAAAGATTATGACCAACAATTTTGTATTCAGGGTTATATAAGTAAGAAGCGAAGAGCTTCATTGCATCAGAACATTTTACAGCTTTTCTTTCGTAATCCTCTTTTGAAAAACCAGTTACTCTAGCCGCATCCTTAGATACATTTAAATCTCTCCACTTAACATAAACATCATGCTCCTCTAAAACTTTGTCTCCCTGTGTTACAATCCATGCCACCTGCCAAGGTCTTGAGTCAATTAGGTTCAAGCCTTCAGTCTCAGTATCAAAAACTAGATATTTTTGTTTTCTATCGAAACGCAGTAAAGATTCATTCATGGACTAACTTGTTTTCTAAGTCTGATATACGCATATTATACATATCTACATGAGTATGGAAGTTATTTGATTTGTCCACCCGGCCTTTTTTCCAAAGCTCTGCCTTGCTCCAAAAGTCTTGATGGCTAATGTCGCCACAATACCATACATTTTTTAATCTAAGATACTTTTTCCTTGTTCCTCTGCCTACGCTTGTTTCAAATTCTAGACTTAAAAAGGCGTATCTGTCTGGTTTTTGATGGTCACTAGTCTTAGCTACAGAGACATCATAAAAAGGTTTTGGTTTTACTGTCCTGCGTTTAGTTTTTACTTCTATTTTTTCTTGTTTAAAAAGAATGTCATGATTGTAGTCATCAGATGGTTTTGACACTCCCAAGTGTTTTGCTAAAGACAATTCAGCTATTCTAGCCGCCTTATTAGCAGCCCCTTTGGTTATAGAGTTATTTAACGACCCCAAAGCTAGAGACCATTCATGAGCCTCTTGGATCATCTCTTTAGTGTGCGGTAAACGGATTATTGACATTTTCTTTATAGCTTTCTAGACAGAATTCATTACTGCCAAAATGGTTGACATTGGGTGAAGATAGGGAGGCTGATCTGCCAAAGCTTCTATTGCATAAAATCTTGTATGTTTGCAAAGCTTTATAATCTTCTTTGTTTTTGTAGTAAATAGACTTGGCAAGATATACAGGATATTTTTTTGACCTTTCTGTATACTTCCAAACTAAGCTTTCCACCATAGAGTCGAGTGGGAGATTGTTACGCTCGATAAAGAACGATGGTTTAATTTTATTAAAATCAGGTATGCAGTTACTTAGCTTGGTGTTGTTGTTGTATATGAATGAATCATAGAAGGGTATCACCAAGGTTAAATCATCAGTCCAAACCTTGTTTAAGTAATCAAAATCTACAGCCCCATCATTATCTGCGTTAGCGAAAGAAAAGATCTTATTAAGTAACTTGCAGCCATCGTCATTTTTGGCGAAGCAAATTATTTTGTGATCTGAAGAATCTTTATCTTCACTAACATTGTTCCTGCAAGTAAGTCGTAAGCCGAAAATTAATTGCAAGTTGTTTTTCTTGCAAGCCTCGTTAGCCTTCATGAATCCGGTCATAGTGTCTTCGACCAACACTAATTTTTCGTATTCGTTTTCTTTGCAAATGTCTATGATGTTGTCTGGACCTCCGTCAGCTGACTGCTTGTCAATAGTGAGAATGCTCTTGCCTATAGAGTAGCAAGACTTGAAAACCGGGATCATGCCTTATGGTATCGCGAAAGATACGCGGTGTCAAGAAATTTTAGGACAACCCGCGTAGTAATGCATTTCGTAAGAGCCGCCGGAAGGGACAATGGACTCATTGAAGTCCTCCTCCATAACAGATGATACAAATCTGCCATCCTTGTCTTTGACATGATAATAAAAAAAATCGAACTTCATCGGGCAATACCATTTAGGGTTGCCGTCTTTTTTAAGCTCTCCTCTTTTTTTAGCGAAACCACACATGAGTCTTCCGCTAAACGTATTATCTTTAGGAAAACCTTGATCTATAGCAAAGTTAGATTTAGCATCTTTCTCCGAAAAATTGTCTAAATATTTTTGTATCTCGGTTAGTTGAGACTGGAACCCATCTAGTTCATCGTCTTTTATTGGGTTCATTTTCACTATGCCTTCATCGTCACCGTCTTGATCTAATCCAAATTTAAGAAAAACAAACTCGCTCTGTCTGTTTGTGTATTCTGGGAAAAGCTTGTGAACAGCAAGGCTATACATCAAGTCCTGCATGTT